CGAAGTCGAAGAGGTAACCGAGTTTAGCTCGGACGTTGAGGACGCGGGGGACTCTGGGGAGTCTTTTGCCGAGGCGTTGAAGGAGGTGACTCTGGGAAGTATGCTGAGCTCCATAGCGGGCGAACTCTATTCCAGAGGCCTTCGGAGATTGCTGGTTTTAGCGCAGTGGAGCATGTTTATTGCTTCGTTTGCTCAGCCATGGAACCTATGGTCCTGGTTGTTTAACTGCTTGTTTCATGCTGGAGTGATCTGGTATGATTATTGGCGGTGGAACGGCCAGTTCTGTTGGTGGGTCATGGTGGTGTTGGTCCAGGCTTACCCCACGGCCAAGAGTTGTTGCTCTTGGCTCTCTGAAAAGACTGGCCAAATTCTCCAGGACCGTCGTGTTGGCTTTAAAATCAATGCGACGGCGCAAGAGCCTTTTCCGTTGGATCAGCGGGAGAACGTTCTTGATGGGCATATCGAGTATGTGGAAAACGTTCCTGTGTTAGCTACGTACTTGGACCAGGAGCACAAGATTCACGTCCGTGTGACTCCCGGATTACTTGCACAAATGCAGCGTAGTCTGGTTGTTCGCAAAGAGATGTCTATCCCGCGCTCTAGGCCTATGCCCGTCACCGAGCTCCCCCCCGATATGGTCACGTTTCATTGTGACTGTGCGGGACAGTCTAGTAAGGTCTTGGGTATTGGTTCGCGCGTGACTTTCACTAATGGGAGCGCGACATATTTGTTGACAAATTACCATGTGTGGTTAGGTCTGCGCGAACAGGGAACACCTATTGCCATGCAGGGGTTGAAGTGCAAAGTTTTGTTAGACTTTGATCTTCTTAAACCGATGGCTTGGTCAGTACCTTACGATTTTGTGTTGGTTAAGATACCTGATGCGACTTGGTCGCTATTGGGAGTCTCACCGATACGAATCGGATCTAGGCCCAAGAATATGCAAGCTGTTCAGGTTTATGGTGTAATTAATGGAGCGCGTGTAATGACGTGCGGAGTTATTAAACCGTATCCAAAGGCACCTGGAAAATTGTTGCATACTGCAACCACCCAACCTTCTTTTTCTGGCACGTTGCTTCGGAGTGGAAAGACAGCCTTCGGGCTGCACGTGGGTTCTGCGAATCCGTCACTTGGTGATCATAATGTTGGTTTGGATTTAGAAGTGGTTCGGCGTGTGCTGGATGCGTCTTATCGCCCTCTTAAGGAGGGTGATTACGATCCGGTGGATGCTATCACAAAGTTCATCCCTCTTGATGAGTTCGAGGACCTTGATCGTGATGAGTATGATCGGTACGCGGACTTTTCTGACCGCTATGATGATGTTTATGCGGATATCCACGTCGAGGATAGGCAGTTAAAGGCATGGTGCTCCAAACGTGGTCTTTATTTTGAGGAGTTTGAGGGGACTGATGATGATCTTGATATGTCGCAGTACCCCGATGACTTCTCTGATTCAGATGGTGAGTTGGTGGACCGCATGCTGGGATATGACGATGAAGGAGGAGCTAGATATGGACGTCGGCGACGTCGAGAGTTTAGGGAACGGCAAGCAAAGGAGTTTGCTCTTCCCCCCGCAATCAAAGAAAGGGGGGCAGAGGAGAACCTTGCGCTAAACCGTGCTGAACCTTCATGTTGTTGTTGTCCACCTGAGGTTATTCGAGTGTTGAAGGAGATCGCTTCGCGATCTCCCGTACATGCAATTCCTCAGGATCCGGCACTGACTCCGTCTCTCCCGGTGAGCAGGGAGGTGCAACCGACTTCGACTGTTCTTGAGCAGGCACCCTTGAATAAGGCGCCTGCCACGAAGAGGTCGGCCAAGAAGAAGAAGAAGAAATTGTCTGTAGGAACGCAGACGGCTGAGGGGAAACCCACCAACACGGTGGAACCCAAAAGCCAGGCATCATCTCAACCACTCCAGAAGGAGGCGGTAAAAGAGAATCCCTCGGGTGTGAACCCTCCCACCCTGAGGAGTACGAAGGAGGGAACCTCGCAACTCTTATTGCCCTCGGTGGGTACCGATGGCAAGAAGGCCCAGAAGAGGGAGACTCTTTCAAGTGGCGCGAGTGCGGGGCCTCGACCTACCGAGTCATCGGCGGCGAAGCAAAGAAGGAATGTCCAAGATTTGCTCATGCGCTCGCAAGCTTCCCTGAACTCGGGGACTGGTCTTGGCCCAGGCGCGGCGCTTCTGCTGAGAGGGATTCTTTCTTCTACCAAGTAAACAGACATAAGCCTGGCTTGGTCCCCTCCGCTGCGAAGCAGGAGGAGATTCTCGCTAAGATTAGCCGTGTGTATCCGCGCACGGAACCCGTTGATTTAGATCGGATAGACATTGAAGCTGTCATTGATAGCTTTTTAACGGTTTCAGTGAACCGTGAGTCTTCTCCGGGTTGTCCATTAGGTGTTCTTTATTCCACTAATGAAGAGCTGATCCAACAGTGCAGAGGGTTTGTTGTGAGGTGCGTGAAGGAGCGTCTAACTCTTTTGAAGGAGATAGACCCTGATATCGTGGCCAATCTAACCGCCGAGGAAAAAGTTATGGCTGGATTGTGTGACCCGATCCGTGAATTTGTTAAGAACGAACCACATGGTCGAGAGAAAATGGCTCAGGGCCGTTTTCGCTTGATCATGAGTGTTTCGATTATTGATCAACTTGTGGAACGGGTTCTTTTCCACCGTCAAAACGCCACGGAAGTGGCGTGTTGGGTTAACATTCCATCGAAGGGTGGGGCATCCATGAATTTAGACTCTGACGTCAATCATATGGCGCAAGAGTTCTTTAATCAAGGAAGCCTAGCCTCAGTAGATGTGAGTGGCTTTGACTGGTCGGTTAAAGATTGGGAACTTAAGCTTGACGCGCGGGCTCGTGTCCGTTTAGCGATAGACCCTAAGCCATCCTGGATTAGAGCCGTATTCAACCGCGTTGAGTGTCTGTCCCATGCCGTTTTCTCTTTTTCCGATGGGAAGATGGTAGCGCAAGTGACAAAAGGAATCCAGAAGTCGGGCAGCTATAATACCACCCCAACCAATTCAAGAATAAAGGTTTGTTTGGGTTGGCTAGCTGGCTCTGAATATGCTGTTGCGACGGGAGACGATGGAGTAGAAAGTTATGTGGAGCAAGCTCCGGATACATACGCTCTCCTCGGGCACCCATTGAAGACTTATTATAAGTGCACTGAATATGTGCCATTTTGTTCTTCCGAGATCAGATCCGATGGAAGTTGGGTCCCTGCGACGTGGTCGAAGACCTTTTATCGGTTTTTGTACCAGTCAAAATTGGATTCAAGCTATTGGCAACAACTTTGTCACGTGCTGCGCCATAGTCCTCACCTTGGGCGGATAAGGAAGTGGATGCGTGAGTATTCTCGCGCGGGTTTTGCTGATTCGGAGGCGATTGGTGAAATTTTATTACAGGAGGATGCCTACAAAGAAGAAGTCCCAGCAGCGGAAGAGGAAGCTTCCAGCTCCCCTTGCCAAAGCAATTAAGTCATTGGAGACTCCCAAGCCCAGGAAGGCTAAGGAGACTCGGATGACTGACACCCAACGCTTGAGTGCATCGAATGTGGTGGCCCCTTTGGCTGCTACTACGATTATGCGACAAAGTGGCTCGGCTAAAGCGAGTCGCCCTTATTGTATTGCTCGGCGTGAGTTTATCGCAGATGTTCTAGGTACGACTACGAGTCGCATTGACAACTATCAGATTAACCCTGGGTTGAGAATTTTCCCCTGGTTGGCAGGAATAGCGCGTGCATATGATTTGTACCGCTTTACGAGGTTCCGTATTGAGTACGTGACGCATGATAGTTCTCAGGATAAAGGAAAGATGGTTATGGCCTTCGATCCTAATCCTGATGATCCCATTCCTGCGACTGTTGCTCGATTAGAGAACTTTGAGACCAGGGCGGTTAATACTCCCTGGGCGAATAATTTTGTAGATGTTCCTGCTTCTGACTTGAATCGTTTGCCCAAGTTCATGATTAGGGATTCGTTGGTTCCATCAACGCTCACCACGTACGACATTGGTTCGCTTTCTGTCGGCGTGGCCGGCACTTTGGATAGCGCATTAGTTGGCGAGATCTGGTTTGATTATGAGGTCTGCTTTTGGTCGCCTCAGCCTTTAGAGGATTTGACGATCATTCCGCAGGCCGAATCAACCTCAGCCTACCAACAGCCAACAGTTCCCCTTATCACTGCGACTGACTACGTCATTGCATGGTCGAGTGTCGTTACTAATCCACTGAGATTAATGCCGACTCTCGGAGTTTTCACTGACCTTAGGGGCGCCCTGCGTGTCACTGCGGAAATTTCTATTAGCTGGGCTGGTGGTGCTCCCACTGCCGGTACTAGCTTGGTTGCGATCCAGCTGTCAACCAATGGCGGCACTAGTTACAGTGATGTAGCGACTGCCTATTACGGGTTTTCGGCGACCGTGGGTGTTGAAAGCAAGACAGTTTCAGCTATCCTGCTATTAATACCTAGTTATCGCTTCCGCGTACGCGTTGTGTCCACTTTTGCCGGGACTGCGTTTATCGCAGTGCCGACTGGCGCTAATAACTTGTTTATCACTCCAGCTTGAGTGTTTACGGGTGAACATGAAATGCAGCCCAAAACTGCTACCCTTTGTTCTGAAAGTTGAGTGCGAACATCAAGTGCAGCTCAAAACTGCCGCATCTTGTTCTGAAAGTTGAACCTGCTCTCAAGGGAATAACGCCGTTGATTTCGATGACGCCTTACTAGCTTGTGGATTGACGAGATGTCGGTTGGTGCTGAAACACCTTAGTATTCTCTGAACTTCTGTTGTGAGCGACGACGGCGGAACACGACTCGGCCCACTGCCGGGCCTAGTTTTATTGTGTATGCCGCGACTGCCGCATGCAGTTGAGGATCGGAGATAGAATCGACGTCATGTCGAACTGCTCGTCTGTTCGGTGTTTATGCGTATTATCTCATTTAGGTACAGGGGAGATCCCCCAGTTTAAAGGGCTATCGCC